CGGTCTACCTGTCTGACTCACTGACCACGGTCGACGGCCTGTTCAATCAGGTGACCGGGCATACGCACAGTGGCGCGCACCAGGGCGGGCCAATCAACGGCAATGCCTTCAGCGGCTCGCTGGACATTCCGGACTGGTTCCGTAGCACCGGCCAGCGGTCGGCGTTCGCCAGCCAGGGGGCCGGCCTGGAGATGTTCTGGTCGGGTACGGCCGGCGTGCTCCAGAGCTATGACCGTGGTGGGAGCGCGTACCGCCAGCTAAACCTGATCGGCACCCCGCTGGTGATGCAGATCGGCGCCAGCAACGGGTTCATCTTCGACTCAAGCCGCAACTTCACCTGCTACCTGCCCGATGGGACGACGCGCGCCTGGGCGATGCGGCCGACCACCAACAACGCGATCGGCTTCGAGCTCGTCAACAGCGCCTACACCGCGGTCACGTTCAGCGTCAGTGACAGTGGCAATGTGATCATCCCGGGCACGCTCAGCGTGGTCGGACTGAGCGTCAGCGGGAATACCACCTTCAATGGTCCGGTGGGGCTGAACAACGACGTCAACGTCAATACGCACCGGCTCAATAACTGCGGGCAGATCACCTTCGCCGGCACCGCCAATATCACCGGCAGTGGCACCACGGTGGTCGCCAACAACAACCTGAGCGTCAACGGCAACGGGTCGTTCGCGGGCACGCTCACCATCAATGGCCTGGGCGTGGTCACCACCGGCAGCGGCAGCATGGCGCACGTCGAGTACGGCCACCCGTCCCTCAATGGTGTCGGCGCCAACAGCCCGGGTAGCTACGGGCAGACGTTCGCGCGGGCATTCACCACCAACCCGATCGTCCTCGTCACCGTCGACACGCCGACCTCGGGCGACATCAAGGATTGGCACGTCGCGGCGCAGAACGTCTCCACCACCGGCTTCAACGTCCGCATCTTCAACACCACTGGCAGCGGTGGGAACTGCACCGTACATTGGTTGGCGATTGGAAACTGATCGTGACAAATGCATTGCCCCCGAACGCACTCCGCCGTCTCCAGCGCTACCGCGGCCGTCTCGAGGCGATCGAGGCGGCGCTCCAGAACCTCCAGACGCTCGGCCGGGCCTATGCCGAGCAGTACGAGACGGCCCTCCGCTCGGCATGTGAGGATCATGATGTCGAGCTCCCGGCCGAGGGCACGCCAGTGCGCGTGAACATCGATTGGAACAGCGGCGAAGTGACGTGGGAGATCGCCCGGCCGGACGGGCTGCCCATGTCGGTAGACGGGGTGGGTTGATGGACTACAACATCGGGCCGGGCGTGCGGCAGGCGATGGCCGACAATAGCGACGAGCCGCGCTCGGACGAGATGTTCGAGATCCTGGCCGAGGGCCACAAAGTGAGCCGCACCTACGGGCGGGACGCCATCTACTACTGGTATGAGGAGGACAACGCCACCAGGCGGTGTCCCTTTCGGTGATGAAGCCGAGCCGCCGATCCCGCTCCAGTGGAACCCCTGGACCGAGCAGATCCCCCAGCTATACGACTGGACTTGCAGCGCCTGTTCGCTTGAGTGGCTTGAGCGCGCCATGGGCTACGACCGCGGCGGCGATGTTTACACCAACCGTCAGAACGTTGTCTATGACATCGGATATACGGGCAACATCAATCCCGCTTACGGGCTCATGGACGGCTCCGGTGCCCAGCTTCAGCGCGTGCTCGAAGACACCGACGCCATCGGCACCGACCACGGCTGGCTCAGCTTTGACGACGCCTACGCGATTTACTCCACCACGCCCGGCCTCATGAGCGGTGCCGGCTGGTATCACTGGGTGGCGGTCAGGGGCGTGCAGGGCTCCAACCTCTGGATCGCGAATTCCGCACCGGGCTACAAGGGAATTTGGGACCAGCTTTCGGGCTACGACTACAACCGCCTGGGCGGCTTCAGCAATCTGTGGGTGGTGGACTGATGCAGGTGACAACCAACTGGGGTATTCAGCCGATCAGCATCGGCTGGCTGATCGCACTGATCATCTTGATCGTGGTGGTGGTGCTGGTGGTGACCAGCGCCATCGACACCAAGCTGGCGCTCTTGATCGGTGGCCTCGCGGTAGCACGCCTGGTCTGAGGTGAATGAGTGGCAGGCATGGGCGGCGAGCGTGATCGTGCTGGTCGCCCTGTTTGCATTCCTGGCCTACGTCAAGTTTCGGGACGGGCGTGGGCGCTGACGAAACTCCCGACCGGGGCTCGAGCTTCGAGCTCACGATCAGCCTCACGGTCGGGTACAACCGGCGGCGGGCTACTATTGGGGGTGCTTTCGAGGGCCATCTGGTGACGCTGGGGCTGCTCGTTGGCGGCATCATCTTCGTGGCGCTGGTGGCCTACGCGCTGTTGCACGCGCTCAGGCTGTTGCCCTTCTGATGCCGACGCTGCCCATGCGTCCGCCGCCACCGATCGCGCCAGGAGCCTGCTGATGCCGCTGGTTGTACTCGTCATCGGTATAGCGATCGGCGCGATCGGCGCCACGGCATACTGGCTGAAGGGCATCGGCGACTCGATCGGTAGGCACTTCTGATGCCGACGAAGCGCAAGAAGATCGACCCGCCGTGGCTGCACTGCCGCGCCTGCATCGACCAGATCATGGGGGTCGGGCAGCGGTGCCACTTCCACAACCCGACGCCCGAGGAGCGGCTGGCCGCTACAGAGCTCCTTGCGCCTTCAGCACCAGCCACAGTGCCAGCGCCCCGATCAGCACGCAGAGGATCAGGAACATCAAGACGCCGAGGCAGCCGGGCGGCTCCGGATCCGAGTGGTCGCCTCCTACCCGGTATGCCTGAGGCGCCACGCCCGCTAGGGTAGGGGTCGGACGTAGACGCTGGAGGCGCCGGAGCGGATCATGGCCGCGGCGCCCTCGAGGACGGCCGGCAGCGAGTCGACCGGGAGCTCGGGGATGGCGAAGATGGTGGAGCGCATGTGGGCGGGGATCTGCTCGTCGCCGGGGTACTCGTAGGGCGAGATCGCCAGCAGCAGCACCGGCTCCAGCCCCTGCTTCTCGCACTGACGCAGCCACTCGAACATCAGACGCTGCATCTCGGTGATGTCATCCATCGCGCAGCAGATCCATCAGCCTGTCCTCGTCGCGGGGCAGGGTGAGCACGGCGACGGGCGAGCCGGCGCGCTCCATGAGCGGGAAGAGGATCCTCTGCTCGGCAGTCAGGCTGCCGCCCGCGGCCTTGAGCTCGATCCACCTGATCGGCCGCGGTGGGCGGCGCGGACCCGGCACCAGGCAGAGATCGGGAAACCCCTTCTGCACGGCGCGGTAGTTCTTGTGGCCGCAGCGCTCGCAGACGATGACGTTGGCGGGGATGTGGTAGGCGATCCAGCCCAGCGTCTCGGCGAGCCGCTCGACGCTAGCCTGGAGCGTGCGCTCGGCGACCTTGCGTTGCCGCCACAAGTTGCCGAGCGCACGCGGCATCAGAAGGGGATGTCCTCGTCGTCTACCGTGCCGACCGCGGCCTCGTCCGGGTCGGTGCCGTTGGCCGAGGGCTGCTCATCGTCCTCGGCCAGAATGCCCCTACGCTGCACAGGAGGGGCAACAGACGCTGGTGCTGGCTCGGTGGGCAGTCGGGGCTGCCTGGGGGCGGGAGCGGTCTGAGCGGCCTGCTGGGGGCGTTGCTGACGATTCTGGACTGGCGGCGCCTCCATGACGCCCTCGCCGAGAGCCTCGCGCACTTTCTGCGCCTGCTTGGGCTTGAGCGGCCGCAGCCGGCCGAGGCCGACCCGGTCGTTGCCGTTGTTGTCCTTGTAGCTCCGCATCTCCGCGATTGCGTACTGGCCCAGGCACTCCTCGGGGATGCCCGAGTCGGTGTCCAGCATCTCATCGACCTCGTCGTCGGTCAGGACACGGCCGGCCAGCGCGTGCATGTGCGACCGAGCTCGGGCGGTCATCACGTCGCGCGGGTCGTAGAAGGTGCTATCGCTGGTCTTCGAGTGCAGCGCGTAGGTCAGCCCGTTGTCCTGCACGATCGGCTCGAGCGACTCGTCGTCCCACACGGCGAACTTCCAGATGTAGTCACTGCCGGTGATCTGCTTGCCCTGCTGGTTGTAGCGGGGCGGGCCGTCGTAGGCGCGCTCCTCGATCGCGAATAGCTGGACGAGGTACTCGCGATCCGCATCCAGCAACTGCCGCATGGGCTCGGACGGACGTCGGAATGGACTCATGAACTTTCTCCATTGGCCTCGGGGCCGAACGCCTGATCGTGCAGCAGGAGCCGCACGGCCAGCATGTGCGAGCAGGGTGAGTGCAGCCCGGAGTGCCCGATGCGACTGTGGCTCAGCCCGTTGCGGCGGGCGTACTCACAGTCGCAGTGCCGGTCATCGACCAGATGCCAGGCGCCGGGCCGGCTGCGGGACGGGACGGCGTACCCCAGGCGACCGTCCTTGCGGCGGGTGAGCCGGATCCACTGCCCGCGGGCCAGGTAGAGCTCGCGGGCGTGGACAACTAGCTGGGAATATGAGGGGTCAGTTTTGGGCATCTGCACGATGCTCGGGGTGGTCTTCGTTGCGGTGGCGCTGCCACTCGATGCCGATCTGGAACGCGACGCCGATCGCGAAGCGCATGTGGCCGGCGAGTACCTGGGTGAAGGCCGGTGTGCCGGTGCTCTCCCTGTGCCGGGCGCGGTCCTCCATCTCGGCATCGACCATCTCGGTCAGGATGGCGGTCAACTGGTTGGTCAGTTGCTGCGTGGCTACCTCGGTGTCCTCGGGATCGAGGGCGATCGGGCGCATGACGCGGTACTCCTCGGTGTCTTCGCTCATCGGCGCGGCCTCCAGCGCGTGATAGGTCTGATCGTGATGCGCTCCCGGTCGATGAATGACTGCACCCAGCGCCGGTCGAATTCCAGCGCCAGGGCAACGATGATCGCCGGCAGCAGGCTGGCACTCCACCACCAACGGCTCACCAGCAACTCCACGCCGACATGTGGGCGCCTTCGACCTCGCCGGCCATGACGGCCGCGGCGAAGTCCGCGGCCTGGTACGGGTCGAAGGCGTCGGAGTGGTCGACGTAGAACAGCCCCAGTAGACCACCGCGGTGCAATTGAAACAGCCCGTAGCTGGTGCCGTGGTCGCCGACGCTGTACGGGTCGAAGCTGCCGTGGGTTTCGCAGCGGGCAACGCGCATGAGCGCTGCCTCGCTGACGCCGTGATTGGCAGCGGCGTCAGCGATGGCCTGGTAGGAGTCGTCGGACGTGAACAGCGTCGCGGCGAATAACAGCAGGCCGGTCAGCAGCGGCGCCAATCTACGCGGCTCCCAGGTCGCGGATCTCTTCCATCACAAACGTGATCCGGCGAACAGCGCGCCGGAAGCGACGCGCCATGAGCTCGTTGTCGGCGGCGTTGTAGATGTTCTGGACCGTGCTGCAAAACGCCCGGGCCAGCCCGAGATAGGCGAGTGCGACCACTGCGGAGCGCGCCATGCCGACCTCGTTCTGCGCCACGGTGCGCGCGCTGCGGTACGTGAACGGCTGGTTGCCGCCGTTCTCGGGCAGAGCCGGCGAGTTCGTCGTCCCGTATGCCTGGCGCAGCCGGTGCTCGCGGAGCACAACCTGAAACCAAGTGCGGGACCAACCGAGGGCGAGACATGCCTGGACGGCGCGGTAGCCATTCGGATTGCGCGCCTCAAAACGGGCGAGGCGCGCTACCGAGCGATCCATCCGGGACGGTTGTTGCGGGAACGTCACGATACTGAATCTCCTGAGCTAACTAACCAGTGCGATGCCGCCGCGCGAGCCAGACAGGGCACCCGACAGGGTGTCCAGCAGCGCCTGAACCTCCGCAATGCGGTCACTCAGCGCGTCGATCTCCTCCTTTCCGATGTCGGACTCAACCCGCCGGACCTCCTCCACGCAGGACGCGACCTTCTCGCGGACAAGGATCAGGCGTGAGTCCACGTTGATGAACATGCGGGAATGGCTGGTTGGCTGACCGCCGCCAAGGCCGCGGTGGGCGACGCGCAGACGCAGCGCCTCGATGGCATCCGGCAACGCGGTCCAGAAGTCGGAGTCATTCTCCTCGGCCTGCTCGCGGGCGAGCTCGCGGACAAACCTGATGTCGTCGCGATAGTACTTCGACGCCGAGCCGAAGCTGACGCCGTGAATTTCGGCGACGGCCTCGGCCGCAGCCTGCGTCTCCTCCGACATATGCGCCCGCTCGATCGCCTCCTGGGCAGTCTTGGCGCGGCCGTCGACCAGCAGGATGCGGGCGTGGGCGAAGGCCGAGATCGTGCGCTGGGAGACGCCAACCCGGCGCCCATACTCGCTGATCGAGACGCGCTCCGGGTTGCTCTCGTCCAGCGTCCAGTGCCAGCGGACCTCGATCAGCATCGAGGTACTGCTGCTCAGTTCATGGTCAAGCTTGATGACCGAGTCGGGCAGTGTCATCCGGCCATCTCCCGGTGGCCGGTCGCCCGCCACGGTGGAATGCCCTTGAGCGTGGCCTCGACGTCGCCGATCGGCTCGGCAACTTCGAGCGTACTGCCGTCCCGGAAGTTGATGATCGAGAGCGCCTTGTCGTCGGTGGACGAGCGCGCCCAGCAGACGGCGTCGGTTTCGACCAGCACCGACTCCCCGAGCGGATCCTTGAACTTGACTAGCATGCGGCGGTAGCTCCCTCTGGAAAGCGAACGTTCGTCCCGGATGGGCGAACCTGGCTCTCGGCGACCCCGAGCAAGTGCGCGACGCGCGAGTAGAAGCCGCCCGGCGCATCGACGTGGCGCGGCGAGTCCGGCGGCAGCAGGATCTGCATCAGGTAGCCGTAGCTGATGCCTGTCTCGCGAGCGAGCCAGACCAGGCTGCGACCCTGAGCTCTTGTCACCCGCCTGATCGGGTGAGCGTAGGATTTGGTCACGCTCGCTCACTATAACGGCAGTATAGATACTGCTACAATAGAAGAATGGCCCGAGGTGTACCGGTTGACGAGGACGGCCTGACCGAACTCGGCCGTCGCTGGCGCAGCGTCGCCATCGCCCATGAGCAATTGATCCACCGCTACATGTGGGACGTGGTCCGCTACCGCCTGCTGCTCGGCACCGAGCTCGAATTCGGCACGCTGCCCTCAGGCAAAGGCCAGGTGTACCCAATCGCCTCCGGGGGAGAGAAAGAAAAAAATGCGGCCCCTGACTGACACCCAGGCGCGCACCTGTGAGCAGGCAAATTCGCGGCGCTGCCAGTGCCGATGCCGAGGCGCTCTGCACGGCGCTGGCCGCATCATGCAACTCGAGCGCGAGTCGATCGAGGAGCAGATGTTCTTCTACACGCTGCCCGACGACGATCCGCACCACGCCCGCGGCCGCAAGCAATTGCGGCTGCCATTCAAGAGCGAGGGCCGCTCCGAGGGAGCTACCAACTACCCGGAAACGGCCCTACGAGCTCAGGGAGAGCCATCGTGACGTTGACTCCCAGCGCCAACTCTAGCAGTCTGGCCGTCCACCTGCGGCCGTATCAGGTCGCCGCCGTGGACGCGCTCAAGCAGCAACTCGCCGAGCGGCACCGCACGCTCATTGTGCAGCCGACCGGCTCGGGCAAGACGATCGTGGCCGGCCACGTCCTGCACTCGTTCAAGCTGCCGCTCGGCACGCTCACGCTCGTCCACCGCGACGAGCTCATCACGCAGACCGTGCAGAAGCTGATGATGTGCGGCGTCGACCGCGACGCCATCGGCGTGGTGAAGGCCGAGCGGAACGAGCTCGGCCGGCGGCACACGGTCGCCTCCATCCAGACCGTCTGGCGCGACAACCGGCTGAAGGCGCTGCTCGAAGCCGGCCCCTACGGCCTGGTATGGGTGGACGAGGCGCATCACTCGGTCGCCGACACGTACCAGAAGGTGCTCAAGGCGGTCGGCGTGTTCGAGTCGAAGGGGCCGCGCCTGTTCGGCACCACCGCGACCAGCGACCGCATGGACGGCAAGGGGCTCGGCGGCAGCGCCGAGGACGGCGGCGTGTTCGAGACGATCGCCTACCAGATCAAGATGCTGCCGCTGATCCAGCAGGGCTACCTGACCGACGTCAAGGCGCTGCGCGTGACCATGCCGATCGACCTGAAGACGGTCAAGATGAGCCGGGGCGACTTCTCCGACCAGAGCCTGGGCGAGGCGATGCTGGCGGCGAAGGCGCCCCTCTACATCGCGGCAGCGATCGCCGAGCACGCCCGCGGGCGGCGCATCGCCTGCTTCACGCCGACCGTCGAGGTGGCTTATGCAACTGCACAAGCGATCCGCGACGAGGACTTCAGCGTCGAGACGGTGGTCGGCGAGACGCCGCCCGACGAGCGGCGCAAGATCTACGCTGCGCTCGCGGACGGCAAGCTGGACGCGATCTCGTCGGTGATGGTGCTGACCGAGGGCTGGGACGAGCCGAGCGTCGACTGCATCGCCATGGCGCGGCCGACGCAGAGCAGATCCCTGTACCAGCAGATCATCGGCCGCGGGCTGCGCCCGTTCCCCGACAAGGAGCACTGCCTGGTGCTGGATCTGGTCGGGAACACCGACCACAAGCGCCTGGAGACGGCCGCGAGCCTGCTCGGGCGGGAGATCGACGCCGGCAACCCGGAGGCCGGGCTCGATCCCGAGGAGCTCGAAGAGCTCGGCCTGCTGGGCGCGCTCGAAGAGGAGTTCAGGCGCCAGAAGGAGAAGAAGAACCGCCTGCTGATCGCCGCCGAGGCCGAGGCGATCGAGGTGGACATCCTGGCGCGCGTGCCGCTGAAGTGGACGAAGCCGACCAGCGGCTTGTTCATGATCAACCTGGGGAAGTCGGAGGCTGACGGTCGCGAGCAGGGCTATGTGGCCGTGGAGCGGGTCGGCAGCGAATACCGCGCGCTGCGCCTGCACCCGAACTTCAACTACCAGGGCTGGGTGCAGAACTACGGCGTCGAGGTGCTCGGCGACGGGCTCGATCAGGGCTACGCGCTGGGCGTGGCCGGCGACATTGCCCGCGAGCTCGTCCCGCCGGTGCTGCTCGATCGAAACGCGAAGTGGCGGAAGCGCCAGGATCCGCCGACTGACGGGCAGATGCGTCTGCTCGAAAAGTGGAACATGGGCGTGCCCGAGACGAAGGCCGAGGCGAGCGAGATGATCGACGTCGAGATCGCCCGCCGCGCCTGGTCGCGCACCCACCGGCCGGCTCCCCGCATGGGCCGCTCAGCCGAGGCGTAGAGCTCGCCCACCTGTCAGTACCATAGGCGGTAATGGGAGAAGAACCAGCCGCCTATTGTACAATAGACGATGTGAAGCCACATCGGATCTCTCTGACAGACGAAGACATCGACCTGATCATCGCGGCCCTTACAGCGCGTGCTGCGATGGCTAAGGGAGCTCGCCTGCACCGCATCCAGCGGCTGGCGGCGCGGCTCGCCGAGGGCAAGCCTGGCAACCCGAAGTGGATCCTCGATGAGGCGGGCCAGGCACATGAGGCGGTGCCAGCCGAGTAACCTGGCTCGGCAGTTTCGAACGCTGGCAGACCCCGACACTGCCCGACCGTCAGCCGGCAGTTCGCGGGGCACTGCCAGGCGTTCTGACTAGCTTCCCTCGGAGAAGGGTCTAGCTGGTGTCGGATGGTACCGGGAATTCGGAGCAACTGTCGCTCTCGTTCTTTCAACACGTCACGTCAAAGACGCCCCGGGTACGCGAATTCACCTGGGAGCAGATCCAGGCAGCGCTGGCGCACACACGCTTCGCCAGGGTGCGCGAGGAGATCGGGCTGGTCTGTCCGGCGGTGTTTCGGCCGGACACGCCCCGAAAGCAGGAGAACGTCGATCGCGTCGTCCTGAGCATGAGCGATCTGGACGGCGGGCAGCGCGGCGGCACGATCGCCGGCTGGCTCGAGGGCTACGAGTTCATCCTGGCTGAAACCTGGCACTCGACGCCCGAGGCGCCGCGCTGGCGGCTGGCGATGCCGCTCGCCGAGCCGGTGCCGCTGGCCGACTTCCCGACCTACTGGTCGCGGCTGAACTACCTGCTCCACAACAGCCTGGACCCGTCCACCAAGGACGCCAGCCGCATGTTCTGGCTTACCTCGGCCGAGGTCGGCCAGCCGGAGCGGCGCATCCACACTGGCCGGGGCGTGCCGCTGGGCTGGCGCAACCTGCCGGACGCACCGCCGCCGGACTACAAGCCGCGGCCGGCGCTGAGCCTGCCGAGCGGCAACGAGGACAAGCGCGCGGCCGGCGTGGTCGATAGCTGGGGGTTCAAGCTGGGCCACTGGGCGCCCGGCTCGCGCCACCAGCAACTGCTCAATTTCGCCAAGGCTGGCGGCGGGCTGGTCGCGGCCGGCCTGATCAACGAGCAGCACGTCGCCGAGGTGCTGTTCCACGCCAGCGAGGAGAACGGGCTGGTCGCCGAGGACGGCGAGACGAACGTCTCGCAGACGATCGTGGACGGCCTGCGCTACGGCAGCAGCGAGCCGTGGACGCCGGCCGGCACGTTCGGCGACAAGGCCAACTGGACGCCACCGACGAGCTCGCCGCGCCTGGGCCGGCGCCGCAACGGCACCGCGGTGTCGCCGGACGACGAGCCGCTGCCGACCGCGACCAGCCGCTCGATACCGGACTTCCCGCTCGATCACATGCCGCCGCTGCTCGCCGAGGTGGCTGCGACGACGAGCCTGCCGGTCGCGTTCAGCATGGGTGGAGCGCTGGTCGCGGTCGCGACCGCGATCGGTGGGCTGGCCGAGATCACACTGCCGTCGATCGCGACGCTGCATGAGCGCGCCATCCTCTGGTGCGCGCTGGTTGGGCCGCGCGCCAGCGGCAAGTCGGCGACGACAGAGCGGGCCAAGGAGATCCTCGATCGCTGGACGCGAGCAGATCCCGAGCGACCCTGGCTGACGATTGGCTCGATCACGCTCGAAGCGCTAGCGCGCGAGCTCGATCACAACCAGGGTGCGCTCTCGATCGTCCACGGCGAGCTCGCCGCGTCGGTCGGCGGCATCGGTCAGTACAAGAGCACGCCGACCGTCGATCAGGCTCACTTCATGGAGCTCTGGTCGGGCGCGCCGTGGACGTTTGTGCGGGCCGGCCCCAAGGCCCGGACGCGCAACGAGACGCGGCTGCGGATCGAGCAGCCGACGATGAGCATCCTGGGCGGACTGGTCACTGAGAACGTCCACCTGCTCGGCAGCGAAGAGAGCGGCATGCGCTCGCGCTGGCTGCCGTTCCTCGGTAACCCGCTGGCGTTCGACCAGCGTGAGCGTGACGATGGCCTGCCCGAGGCGTTCCGGCAGCGCATCTTGGAGCTCCTCGACATGCGCCAGCAGCCGCGCGTTTGGCAGGTGAGCGGCGAGGCCGAGGCGCGGCTGCATGAGATCCTGCTCGGCTGGCGTAGGGCGATCGTGCAGCCAGGAGCACCAGCCGGCGTGATCTCCCTGCTGGAGCGCGGTGTCATCCACCCGCTGCGCGTGTGCCTGGTGCTCGCCGAGCTCATGTACCCGGCCGGCCGTGGCCTGGACCGGTGTGAGGTGCCGCGCTGGATCGTGGACGCGGCGCGCGTGGTGATCGAGTACTGCGCGAACTGCTGGGCGTGCCTTCAGGACGAGGACATCCCGCTCAGCTTCAACTTCCGCGACCAGTCGCTCGATCGCGCGATCTACTCGAAGCTGTTGCCGATGCTGCGCCGTGCGCCGGACCAGCGCATGCGCCAGCGCGATCTCCAGCGGGTGAGGATCGGCGGCGCCCGCTCAAGGCTTGAGTTCAAGGCGCTGATGGAACGCTACGCGGCGCTTTACCCCGGCTGCGTGCAGGTGGACGAGCAGACGCACGCGGTATGGGTGCTGGCGCCGATGCCGGTCGGCGAGCAGTTCTTCCCGCCCGACCAGCCATGAGGGAGGTGTCACCACTTTTCCCCAAATGCGCGCGCGCACGTAACCCCCCCCACCAAAAGACCCCGATCTGATCTCAGATCGGGGTCCGGGGAGTGGTGACAGGGGGGGTGTCACCAGGGGGTGTCACCAGGGGTGTCACCACTCCAATTTGGCAACACCAGTGCAGAATGTGACAGAGAGGCTCAGGTGAGTGTTTTGGCGTAGTTCCGGCTGACCGTCCGGGTCAGCCCGGGCGTGACCGAGAGGACGTAGGCGAGGGCCAGCGCGGCAACCCGCGGTGGCCCCTCAGTCTCCCAGCGGCTGACCGTGGTGCGGTCGACGCCCAGCCAGCGCGCAAGCTCTGCCTGGCTCATCCTGAGCCGGGCTCGCTCGTCTCGGAAGCGGGCGCCAGCCTCGGTCGGGGCGATCAGCGCTTCGTCTTCCATCAGTCGACTCTCAGCACCCAGCAGGCGAGGGCGCCGAGCCAGATCAGGATCCAGCCCATGCCCACGCCGTAGCCGATGTAGGTGATGAGCTCGTTCATCGCTTGCCTCCCTTTCGAGACGCTGCCCGATAGACCGGGAAGATGCCGTAGCCGTCACCGCTTTCGAGCTCCTCGGCGATGAAGGCGATGCTCGATCCGTCGTCGAAGAAGATCGTCGGATCATGGCTCGGACCGCCGCCGCTAGTCGGATTCTCCGGGTCCGCGTTGTTCTCGTAGCGGACGATGGTGCGCCCCACCAGCCAGCGTGGCTGGGGGGCGTGCATGCGATGGGTCATCGGACCGGTCGCTCTTCGAGCGTGTAGTAGGCGAGCGCGTCGGCGTTGGGATCGTTTTCGTCCATCCACTCGGGCGTACCGTCCAGCAGCGGCGCCGGCTTGACCACGTCAACGCCGACGACACCCTGGCTCGCGATCCAGGCTTCAGCAGCCTCACGGCTTGTGAACACGCCTTCGACGCTCACCTCCTCCGGCCCTTTCTCGCGGACGTCCCAAACATCGTGGAAGAGCAGCACGTAGACCTTGGGCGCGAGCGGCTCCGGCACCTCGGGCGCCAGCTTGCCGAGCGGGATGCGCTGTTGGCCGTCCCACTCACCGGCGCTGGTCATGTGAACCCAGGCGTCGATGTGGTTGCTGACGCGGGCCGAGAGCGGCGATGGCTCGCACTCCATCGCCTCCTCGTCGTACTCGCCGTTCTCGCTCGCCGACCAGTCGATCAGCAGGGTGAGGCTCTCGTCGTCCGCGACCTCCACCACCGCGCTCGGCGAGTAGTGGATGTCGCGGGTCATGACTGGCCCCCGAGGACGACGCCGTTGGGCTCGTCGTCGGACTCGAGGACAGTCCAGTCCTGAACGAGGATCCAGCGCATCGCCAGGTTCGCGCCGGCCAGGCTGGCCTCCTCGTGGGTGGCGTAGCGGATGCTGTTGGAAACCCAGTCGCGGTCGCCGGCGGTCTTCACGCCGACCTTGTACGAACGTGCCATCGGTAGCTCCTTCTGCCCTGTCTCTTCAGTGCGGGTGGGGCGGTTCCCGCAGACGGCCCGGAGGCCGTTTCGACTACTCGACGCTGGTGACCAGCGAGCGGCCGTGTGCGCGGCGCTGCTCATTGATCCAGTCGACCGCGCGCTGGTTCATCACCTGGCTGGCGCGGTCGTAGCTCTCGCCAGCGCTGAACTCCTCGCTGCCCTCGGTCCAGACGGCCAGGTAGCGCTGGTACTTGACGACGGTGCCCTCGCGGGCGGCGGCGAGAACGGCGGCGTCCTCGGCGTACTTGGTGGAGGCGACGTACTCGCCATCGGGCGAGAAGATCTTCCACTGGGGCGATGCGGCCATGGTTCGGTAGCTCCTCTGGTCAGGCTCATCAGGGCGGGTAGACCACTTCCCGCCGACCGGCTCCCGCCGGTTTCGCCCTACGACGCCTGGATCTTCAGCGCGCCGCTGGCCTCGATGGCCTGCTTGGTCTTGTTGCCGTAGGCGCGCCAGATCAGGCGGCGGATCTCAGGGTGATTGAGATCGAGCGTGATCTCGAACTCAACCGGGCGGACGTGGTCGCCCTGGACGATCGTGCTGGTGTAGGTGAACTTGCCGCTCTCGAACTTGTGCATCGTGGTAGCTCCTGGGTGGGAATGGGTGCGGGACCAACAGTATGGCACATTGTCCCGCACCAGTGTCGTAATTACTGACTAGCCCTGCCGGCTGCCTCATGGGCGAGCGCGGCCAGATCGATCGCGCCGCTCTCCACCATCGCGCGGACCCGCGGGCAGCTTCCCCACCACTTGTCGGTGTGGTTCTGGATCTGTGGCTTGTCCTCGTACTTGCCGCCGCAGGCGTAGTGGGCGAACGAGCGGAGCAGGTGCTTCTCCTCGGACGTCTTGCGGGCGCCGCAGGCCGGGCAGGTGGCCGGGAACTCCAGCGGGAAGCGTGCCCGCTCGACGCGCCCGATCGCGATCTCGGGGTAGATGTGCGCGTAGCGGTAGTCGTTCGGCATCTCAGTAGCTCCTTGACCAGGCTCATCAGGCGTGGGCGGTCAACCCTCACGCGACCGGCGCGAGCCGGTTTCGCCTCAGGCGTCTTGTTCGGTGAGCAGGACGACGCCGCAGCGCTCGCAGCGGTACTCGTCCGAGTCGTAGTCGGGGTGGTCCGAGTCGTAGTCGAAGCAGTCGCCGCGACCGTCCGGGCCGTCGCCGCTATGGCCGTAGAGCTCCTCCGCGACCTTGCGGGTCGGGAAGTGCGCGCGGCAGAAGTCCAGCGGGTCGCTGTTGCTCTCGTAGATGCGTGGCATCGGTAGCTCCTCTTGGTCTGTCTCATCAGTGGCCGGCGACCAGCCCGACCAGACGGCCCGCGGGCCGTTTCGACTAGCGGCCGCTCGGGTGGGTGGCGTCCACCCGCAGCCGGCACTGGCCGTTGTCGTCCACCAGCATGCCGCTCACCTGAAGCACGGCCAGCCGCAGCAAGTGCATCGCCTCGGGCGTCAGCGCCTGGATGTAGCTGGTGTCGCTGCTGATCAGGACGCGGAACGAGGCGTACTCCTCGGCGAAGTGGCTGGTACGCCCCTGCCAGTCGGCAGTCTCGATCGGCTCGGCGAACGAGCCCGGGCAGAGCTCGTTGATGCGCCAGATGACGCGCATCCACTCGGCGTTGCCGCAGCACTCGCGGCTGACCCTGTCATGCGGGCAGATGTTGGTCAGGCGCACGCTCAGCGTGGTCGGGCGTGCCTGGAGCGCCTGCACGGCGCTGGAGAGGGTTGAAGCGGACATCGGTAGCTCCTCTGGTCGGACTCATCAGCACCGGGGGACCAGTCCCGGTGGACGCGGCGGGGGCCGCGTTTCGTCCTAGGCGTAGTAGCGTCCACCCTCCCGGCGGATGCCCTGCGGGTCATCGCGGCGGACGTCGTTCGCTGCCTTGTCGGCGATCGCCTGGTCGACCAGCGCCTGCATCTGGCGCAGGACGCTCTCGCGACTGCCCTTGAGCCCGTACTCGCTCTTGCAGATGCTGTAGGCGCTCCGCCCGCTGCGCCGCAGCCCGGTGCGGATCTCGATGCTCAGTGCGGACTTGCGAGCAGCCATGCGGGCGAAGGCGATGGACTCGGGGGTGTCGAAGACGGTCATGGTCGGTAGCTCCTCGGGGTTAGCGCCTTGCGGCGGTGAAGGGTCGCGGGAGCCACAGTATGGCAGATCCCGCGACAGGCGTGCAACAATTTCTGACAGGCTAGTCGGCGCCGAAGATGTCCGCGTAGCTGCGGCCCGGGCGGTAGCTGGACTTCCCGTAGCGCTCGTCCAGGGAGATGCCAGCCTTGCTCAGGATGGCGCGGCCGCTCTCGAACTGGCCGGTCTGGTGGCCCTTCCAGTCGTCGTCCTGCACGATCGGGCGCGGCACGTCCAGATGCGCCTGAGCCTCCATCTCCGCGCGGTGCTCGTCGTTCGTCTCGCTGAACTCGGGCAGAGGCTTGCCCTCCCAGTCGTCTGCCGCCGTATCGATCCCCCCGTTCTTCATGGCGTCGCGGGCGAGCATGATGCTCGCCGGCTCCGCCATAGCGCCCCACGGCAGGCCGTGGTTGGCCGCGCACGTCGGCCCGTAGCCGACGCTGATCGATTCGGCGGTGTCGAGGTCGCGGCCGCAGAAGCAGCAGACGCTGCCCTCCATCGAGAACGCCAGCGCGTGGACGAGCCAGCGCCCCTCGCGCACGCTGCCGGCCAGGTCGCCGAGCACGCTCTTGAGGCGCGGCGCCATCTTCTGCTCGCGGCGAAGCAGATCCACCTGGCCGCTCGGGCGGACAAAGGCGCTGAACTGCCACTGCGCGTCGCGGCCGAGGTAGTAGAGCGCGCGGGTGCCCTCCGGCTTGTCCTTCGCCCAGGATGCGTTGTCCAGGCGAACGGAGAGCGAGGTGCCATCGGCGGCGACCACGCGGTAGCGGCTGCTCGGGACGTCCGCGACGTTCGGCAGCGTGAACTGCTCGCTCGGGTGGGACACCGGCGCGGCACGGCGCCAGTCGGCGACGGCACAGTTGATCGTGCCGGCCACCTGGCGGTAGCTCTGGAACTTGCCCGAGCAGACGAAGTCGCGCTGGCTGAGCATGTACTCGAAGTCGCCCCGGTAGGTGCGGGCGTACTGCTCCGCGACCAGCGCCAGCCACTTGTTGGCGTGGACGTCGTCAGCGGTCAGCTTGCGATCGAGCTCGGTGCGAAGTGCCAGCGTCTTCGCCTTCGCCGCTTCCCAGCGGGTGGTGTCCGCGAACACGGACTGAGCTTGCGTGCGGTTCATCTGGTAGCTCCTCGGCGCCAGGGGTATGGGAGGGGCGCCGCCGAGAATATGACAGGTTTTGCGACAGGTGTCAAGAGATTTTGCACGGGTGTTGACACCCGATTTGGCAACACCCTGGTGACAGTGGTGACACCCTGAGATCAGAGAGAGGTATGGGTACCATACCTTGATCTCAGTTGGGTGGGGGTGTACATGCCCTGGCGCGAGGCCCCCATCTCGGGTTGGCCCCAGGTTGACATAACTAACGCCCGTTTGGCCCCAAAACGGGCAGTTTGGCGGGGTTGACACGTCGTTTGACCGCTTCGAGCTCGAGCTTGACATAACCAAGGCGTAGATCGAGACTGGCCGCGATATGCTGGCGAGAGTCGGATGCCACGGCGCGTCCTGGCTAGAGCTCTCTGCTCGGCATGCACCGGGTCGGACGCGCTCCGCGCGATCCAAGGACCGCGCACGCGAGGCGCCATCTGCGCTTAGCTTGCGACAAGCGTCATTATCGAAAGCTATCTGCTACTCAGCCGGCGCTGCACCGGCGCCTCTGCGCCGTGTACAGGGTGACGTACCCCGGGGCACCGTTGGGCGCCAGCGGCCGGGTGGCGCGCGTGACTGTGTAGTCATCAGGTGGGCGAGAACAAAAAACGAGTTGGGCTCGCTTCGCTCGCCGCGTGACTGTGTAGTCATGCCGGGCGCGACAAACAAAAACGGGCTGCGCCGTGTAGCAATCAGGTGGGCGAGAACAAAAAACAAGAGCTCAGGACTGGGGTGCTGCGGGAACACTGCCTCAGCGGGCGGGGGCCGAAATCGGCAACACGCGGGGCCGGTGGAGGCCGCTCGCCATGCCCCCTAGCCGCACCCTCGATCAATCCCGCATCGCCAAAGAGGCGTTCCTCGAGGTGTTCGCGCAGACCGGCGTCGTCGGTGCCGGGATAAAAGAGGCAAAGATAAACAGGCGCGTGCTGGCTGCCTGGCTCGAGCACGATCTCGAGTTCAGCATCCGCTTCCATGAGGCCGAGCGCGAGGCCGTGGACATCCTCGAGATGCTGGCCCTGAAGCGCGCCTACGGGGGCTCTGACCGGGTACTGCTGGCAATGCTGCGCGCGAGGGATCCCGCCCGCTGGCGCGAATCTTCCACGGCCCCCACCGATCAGGATCTCGAGGTGCATTACACCAACGACTGGCGCCCCACGCTGGAAGAGGAAAGAGAAGACTCCGCCCGTAATGCCGCGAGCCGCTAATCCCCACCAGGGACAACTCTTGCTGCCTATGCCGCATAGCGGGCAGAAGGCCATCCGCGGCGAAGCCCGCAGGTTCAACTGGCTGGCAGCCGGCCGACGCTGGCGGAAGACGACGCTGGTCATGGCGATCGCCGCCGAGGCAGCCATGAAGGGCCAGAAGATCCTCTGGGGGGCGCCCACCTACGATCAGGTCCGCGTCGGCTGGTCGGAGATGCGCCACGGCGCGGCGCGCGTCGCCGAGTTCAACCAGACGTTCATGGAGGCGCGCTTCCAGACCGGCGGCATGGTCACCTTCCGCAGCCTCGACAATCCGGACTCGGCCCGCGGCCACACCGCGGACGGCATCATCCTCGATGAGAGCGGCGACGTGCAGAAGGACGCCTGGACCGAGGTGCTGCGCCCGATGCTGATCGATACCGGTGGCTGGGCCTGGTGCGTCGGCTCGCCCCGCGGCCTCAACTGGTTCTGGCGCGAGTGGTCCGAGGCGGCCTCCTCTGCCCGGATCGACTCCATCGCCTGGCAGGCGCCCACGCTCGGCGTTGCCGTGGACCCGGTCACGCACCTGCTCGCCCGCCGCCCGCACCCGCTGGAGAACCCGGCCATCGAGTTCGGGGAAATATCTGCCGCCTACGACACCATGACCGAGCGCCAGTTCTCTCAAGAAATTCTCGCCGAGTTTGTCGAGGCCGGCGGCGGCGTCTTCAGGAACCTGGATCAGGCGTGCGTGCTCAGCGCCGCCCCGCCCCAGCCCGGCCACCACTACGTGATCGGCGTGGACTGGGCGCTCAGCCATGACTTCACGGTGATCAGCATCCTCGACGCCTTCACGCTCGAGCAGGTGGCGATCGACCGCTTCAATCAGATCGACTACGGCTTCCAGCTATCCCGGCTCGAGCGCATCGCCGAGCTCTACCAGCCGATCGCGATCGTGCCCGAGTCCAACGCCATGGGCACCCCGCTCTGCCAGGACTTAGCCAGGCGCGGTCTGCCCGTCTACCCGTTCACCTCGAGCTCCGCCTCCAAGAGAGCAGCCATCGAGGAGCTCTCCCTGGCGTTAGAAAGAGGCACGCTGAAGCTCCTGAACAACGCCGTCCAGAAGGGCGAGCTCCTGGCTTACCAGAGCGAGACGCTGCCCTCGGGCATGATCCGCTACGCGGCGCCGGCCGGCGGCTACGACGACACCGTCATGGCGCTGGCGATGGCCTGGTACGCGGTCACCGCCGGCAACTCTTCGGCGACCAGGCCGACGCCGATCACCTTCGCCCCGTCCGCGGCGCCGCGCAGACACTCGAGGTTCGCGTGGAAAAGATAAGCCTGGGGCGCGAGCTCTGGCTGCTCATCGTCTACGGGACCATGGTGGCCTCACTGGTGACCCTGGTGCTGGTGTTCGCCCATGGCCGCTAGCTACATCCACCCGTCCGAGACGCCGAGCGACGAGGACTGCGTCGGCGAGACGCTCGATCTGGCGAACGCGCTGCGCTCGGACTTCAAGAAGCGGGACGCGCTGTACGCCTTCATCGACACGGTGCTCTTTCAGGAAACCAGCATCGACATCCCCGACGCCTACCGCAAGACGGCGCTGGAGATCCACTCGCCGATGGCGCCGCACATCGCCAATACCGTCGCCGCGGCGCTGACCACCAACCCGCTCACCATCCAGTTCCGGCCGATTGCATTTGGAGACGTGGCGCAGGCCAACGCCACGCTGCGGGAACATTTCTTCGAGGCAAGCTGGAAGCGCCAGGAGCAGGAGGCAAACAGGCAGTTACTTCGCCTGTTCATGTACGCACTGGCAACGAAGGGTGAGGCGGTCATGAAGACGGTGCCGCGCATCGCCAGCGCCTGGGCCGACTACCAGAGCCAGTCCGACATGATCCGCGACGAGCTCGCCGCCCAGCGCGAGTACGATCAGGATGCCCAGGACCGCGAGTACGACGCGCGCACCGAGGAGCTCAAGCTGCGCCTGCCCTACCCGATCGCCTCGAGCGACGTGCCGCCGAACACCTTCTACTACATGAAGAACGAGGCCGGCTTCACCTGCTGCGTCGAGGTGAAGCAGGTGCCGTATCTCGAGGCATTAGCCAGGTTCGGGACGGGCGTGGACAAGAACGGCAACGTCATGGACCCGGAGGAGTGGCAGGATCTGGATCCGCGGGCGATGGCGCTGGCGCGGACGGATTATTCACGGATCCTGGGCGGCGCCCGCAACCTGACCATCATCGAAGCCTGGGACTACGAGTGGTGCAACGTCATCCTGGCCGGCCCCAACCAGGGCTCGCTGGGCTCGTCGCGGTTGACCGGCGGCACGCTCGTCCGTAGCTGGCAGCACGGCTTTGGCGACCCGAACACCAAGAGCCTCAAAGGCCCCTACTTCCACGCGCTCGGCATCACCACCGACTCGCGGCTGCCGCACCGCGCCGGCCAGGGGGTGCTCTACCCCTTCCTCGAATTGTTCCCCTTGCTTGACTCGCTATTGACTATCCAGGGGAACGGCGCCTACATGACCGGCTTCCCGGCGTTCAAGCGCACCGGCCCGCCCGGGCAGATCCCGAACCTGCCGCCGCAGAGCAACCCGTTCGGCACCGGCGGCGGTGAGCGCTACGCGGACGACGAGATCGAGCCGGGCACGGTCTACCCCTACGACATCGCCCCCGTGGAGCAGCCCAAGGCGGGCGACATGCTGAAGGATCTGCTCACCAACGCCACCAATCTCGTCAACCTGGCGCTGCCGAGCGTGGTGCAGGGCCTGACCGGCGGTTCTCAGTCTGGCTACGCCATGAACCAGGCCGCATATCTGGCCCGGCTGGCCTGGGATCCGATCGTGAAGAACGCCCAGTCTGCCTTTGGCGCGCGCACTGGCTTCGAGTCCTGGCTGATCGAGCACCGCGTCGGTGAGGACGTCTATGCCTGGGCCGACGAGCTCCCCAAGAAAGCCTCCTCGAGCCGCCTGGGCGCCTTCACCAAGGCCGGCTGGATCGGCCTCGGGCCGGAGGATCTGAAGGGTGTCCACCGCTACGACTGCCACCTCGACATCCAGACGCCGTCCGACGACGTCGTCCAGACGCGCGCCATACAGGAGAAGCTGGCCCTGCACCTGATGACCTGGGAGGACGCCTGCCGCGAGATGGGATCCAATCCGGACGAGGTGGAGCGCTCGGTTCTGCTGCAACAGACCAAGGCGTCGCCGGAGGTTCAGGCCAAGCTGAAGGAGCTCATCTTCCAGAAGCTGGGCACGATCCAGAGCAACCAGATCTCGGGCGGGCCGGTGCCGCCGGGTGTCATGGCCGGCGGTCCCATGCCCGGCCCGGGTGGGGCACCGACGCCCGGCCCGGTGGCCGGCGGTCCGCCGCCCGGCCCGATCGGTGGCCCGCCGGCCAATCCGGTGCCGACGCCGGGCAACGGCATGCCACCTGGCCCGCCTGGTGGCCCGCCGGTGCCGGTGCCGGTGGGCGGGCCGGGGCCGGTGCGGCCGGGCGTGCCCGGCATGCCGACCCCGCCGATGCAGGCGCCGATCACACCGGGGGCATAGGAGCGTTGTGCGATGGCCTACCTGACCAACGCCCACCTGGGCGCGACCTCGCCGAAGGATCCGTACCAGCTAATCGCCGACGACCTGGCGCTCTGGCTCGAGAACATGAGCACGCAGATCGCCGACGCCATGAAGCCGCAGGGGCTGGCGCCGTTCGCGGTGCAGATCAGCGACCAGCAGAAGATCCTCTACTACCGCAACCAGATCTTCAATCCGGACGGCACGCCGAATATGCAGGGCCGCACCGAGGAGATGAACCGCCTCGGGCCGGCCGGCTTCCGGATGGTCTACAAGGCCGTCGTCCAGGCGTTCCCGAACCTCAGGATCCCGGCGCCGCCCGAGGGCCAGTCGCCGATGCCGCTCGCCGCTCCGCCCGAGGCGAGCGTCGGCGAGGAGAACTTCCCGACGCCGACCGGCATACCGGGCGGGGTCAGGCCAATCGGAAGGGGCCACAGGTAGCCATGTTCAATGCATCTGTCCCGCGGGCGACACCGGGCGGAGCTCCGCTCGTTCCCACGCCGGCGCCAGCACCGAGGAGGAGACGAGTGGCAGCACCGAAGAAGAAGCCCGGCCGCGGCACCAACCGGCCGGTGAGCGGCCCCGCGGTCGCGCCCAACATGCCGCCGCCGCGCTCGGCCGGCCTCGGCGGACCTCCCGGCGGCGCGCTCAATTTTGGGCCGGCTGGGCCGCTGCCGCCGGCGGCGCCGAGACGGGTGGTGCGCGGCGCGGCCTACAACCCGCCCAACTACGTGCCGCCCACGCCGCCGGCGCTGAGCCGGCCACCCCGCAGGAGGAGCAAGTAACGCATGGCTAACTGGAGTCACGATCCAACGGGCATCAAGTCCCGCAGCACCAGCGCGATCTCGCACATCGTCGGCGGTGCGAGCGGCTTCACCGGCGGGGCCGGCAAGTCCGGCCGCAGCATGCCCGGCAAGAGCGACCCGCCGGCTGGCTTCCACGGCCGATCGACGGCCGCGGTCAGCCACAAGACCTCGAGCGGCCCGACCAAGAAAATGGGCTCGAGGCTGAAGTAATGGCCCTTTCGGCGGCACGTCGCCGCAAGATGCCGAACAGCCAGTTCGCGCTGCCTGGCAAGGGCAAGGGGGCCGGTGGTAAAGGCCCGGGCGCCTATCCGGTGGACACCATCGGTCGGGCTCGCAATGCCCTGTCGCGGGTGGCGCAGAACGGTACGTCCGCGGAGCAGGCCCAGGTACGTAGAAAAGTCAGGGCGAAGTATCCCTCGATCGGGAAGAAGAAGTAAGTCATGCCCACTGCCGTTGACCAGGGTGCGCTGAATACCGCCACCAGCTACGCGCAGAACGCCGCGCAGCAGGCGTACAACAACGCGAAGCTGAATCTCGAGACAGAGCAGCAGGCGTTCACCGAGGCGCAGACCGCCTACCAGAACGCGCTCTCGATCGCGACCACGTTCGGCACCTCGCCCGGCGGCACCTACAACGGCCAGCAACTGCCGTCGCAGGGCACGCCGACGATGGCCCAGGCCAACCAGTGGGCAAGCCTGTACGGCACGGCCGCGGCGCCGGCCAACCCGTACCAGATGACACTGGGCGCGCAGCAGCAGCAGTTCAACCAGCAGCAGGCGGCGCAGCAGAACTACGCCGGCCTGAGCGGTTACTACACGCCGCAGCAGGGCATCGGCACCGGCACGATGGGCGCCGGCGTCAGTGTCCAGAACATCAACCAGGCGATGCAGAACGCGCTCGGCAACGGCTTCAACCAGAGCCTGTTCCAGCAGATGACGAGCGGCCTCCAGGGTCAGAACATGACCACGCCCCAGGCCATGCAGCAGGTGAACGCGGCTATCCAGGCTGCCAGCCAGGGGAAGATGCAGAGCTACGGCGACATCGCCGGCGCGGTTGGCGCGCTCTCCGGCGGGCAGGCGTACTCGAGCTCGCCGACGCAGCAGCAGACGCTCGCCGCCCAGGCGCAGAACGCCGGCCTGACCGGCATGACCACCTACCAGCCGTACCAGTCGGGCACCTGGCTGTACGACCCGCAGGCCGGCACCTACGGCCAGGTGAGCGACAACGGCCAGGTGCGGACCTTCACCGACCTCAATTCGGCAAAGCAGGCGGGCATGCCGACCGCGGACTGGGCCGGTGGTCAGGTCGACCCGGCGCGCGTGGTTCAGACGAGCTCGCAGGGCAACTGGGGCGGCATCGGCTCGCCGATGTCCACCATGCAGATGCAGCAGCAGCAGTTCAACCAGGCGCTGCAAACGGCCCAGTTCCAGCAGGGCACGGCGCAGAGCTACCTGAACCTGCTCAGCCAGCTACAGGGGCCGGCCGACTACGGCCAGTACCTCAAGGTGCTCGGCAGCACGCCGCAGGGCATCCAGTCGCTGGTCAACGCCGCCAGCGGCCAGTACATCCCGGGTGCGGGCGCGACCACCGGCACGCAGCCCCAGGCGCAGACGCTCCAGTCTCTGGTCGGCTCGGCGACCTCTGGTGTGGGCGGCGGTCAGAATCCCTTCATGACCACGGGCAACACCGCGACCGGTGGCGTGGCTGGCGGTTACGGTGGGCAGGCGCAGGGGCCGGGCACCGACCCCTACGCCGCGGCCGGTGCCGCCGGCTCGGCCAGCGCCGGCCAGCAGAACCCGTCCAGCCAGCCGCTGGCCTCGCAGGCGCCGGGCTCGGCCCCGGCTGGTACCGGTAGCGGCGGCGGCACCAGCTACGCGCAGTTCATGCAGCAGGCGCGGGGGCTGCCGGCGCCGAACCAGCTAGCGCCCCAGTCGTACAACGCGATGACCGATAGCCAGAAGCAGGTGCTGAATTCGATGTACAGCCAGCTTGGCTACAGCCAGAACGACATCGCCTCGCTCTACAGCCAGAGCCTGCCGAAATACGCGGCCGGCGGCGGCGTCCAGACCGGCAGCTTCAAGCTCCAGTAGTGGGCCATGCCCGAGATCGCCGACCTCCCCGACGTCGACACTGACTCCTGGCTGGAGTACCAGAAGCAGCAGGCGCAGCAGTTTTTACAGACTCAAATCGACGCCACCAACTTCGAGCATCAGGTCGGCCAGCACGCCACCGACCTCGGTGCGGCGCTGAACCCGCAGCCGGCGCCGGACCAGCAGTTCCAGCCGACGCCGGTCGCGCCGACGCCCGATCAGAGTCAGGTCGGTCAGCCGCCGAGTCCTCCTCCGGCGACGCCGCCCCCCGCCGCCGACCTGACTCAGTCCCTCCCCCAGCCGCCGGCCGCACCGCCTCAGCCCGTACCGCCGACGCCGGCGCCGCTCCAGACGGCCATGCCCGGCGTGAATGCGCCGATCACGTCCGACATGCTGAACCCGGCCGCGGCGGTGCCCGTCCAGCCCACGGCTCCCCCGCCGCCCGCGGACGTGCCGCCGGGCGTCACGCCGCCGATCACGCCCGACCTCCTGAACCCGACGCCGGCCACGCCGCCGCAGCCGACGCCTGCGCTCGGCAGCCCGACCGTGACCGCGCAACCTGGCGTGACCGGCCCGATCCTGCCCGAGCAACTCAACCCGTCGCCGCAGATCCCGCCGGCCGCGATGGCGGGCGACGTGCTCCCAGCGCCGGCGCCTGTTCCGCCGGGCGTGACGCCGCCGATCACTCCTGACCAGCTAGCGCCACCAGCGCCGGCGCCAACGGACATTACTGGCGCAGGAGTCGCGCCAGGCACGGTGTCACCGGCGACGACGCAGAACGGCCCGGGGCCGAGCACGCCGATCGACAACTCGAGCCGCGACGCCTTCGCGCGCAGCTTTGCGCCCTACGCGCAGTACATCAGCGCGGCGACCGGCATCGACCCGACGCTGGTCACGGCGATGGCCGGCTCCGAGAGCAATTTCGGGAACGCGCCGGGCAACGAGCTCTTTGGCATCAAGGCGCTGCCGGGCGACAAGAGCCAGAGCCTCGCCACGCATGAGGGCGAGTACGGCGGCACGAACATGAATCAGGACTTCGCCGCCTATGACACGCCGCTGGACTCGGCGAACGCCTACATCCGCCTGATCACGAACCATTACCCGGGCGCGATGGGCGCGCAGACCGCGGGCGACCTGGCGCACGGCCTGAAGGCGGGCGGCTACTTCACCGCCGCCGAGGACGAGTATGCGGGCAGCCTGGCCTCGATCCAGAAGCAGGTGGCACCGGGCGTCCAGGCCGGCTCCACGCCCGGTGGCGGCTACACGGTGCCGACGTCGGCCGATCTGGCCGCGGGCCGTGTGCCGGGTGGGCGCCCGTCGCAGTTCTCCGACCAGACGATCGACAAGGGCACGGCCGCGGCGATCTGCGGGCCGGCCGCGGCGATCGCCTTCGTGCGCGCCACCGGCCGCGACCCGACGCTGGCCGAGGCCACGCAGATGGCGCAGAGCCGCGGCGACTGGGACGCGAGCTCGGGGATGCACGGCATCGGCTCGGAGCAGGATCTGCTCAACGGCATGGGCGTCAAGTCGCACGTCACCAACAGCGTCGACTGGAACGCCGTCCAGTCGGACGTGGCGAAGGGCAACCCGGTCATCCTCGACACGCCCGGCCACTACTTCGTGGTCGACGGCTTCAACCCGGACACCGGCCAGTATCACTTCGGCACCTCGAGCTCGGACCTGATCGCGGCCAACCATCAGGAGTGGTTCACCCCGCAGCAGGCCGCGGGCCTGGGCATGGGCGACTTCCGCGGCGCGCTCTACATCGACAACGCCAGCCCGGCCGGTGGTGTCGCGAGCTCGGTGGGCAGTTCCGGGGCTGCTTCAGATTACGGCCGGACCGGCGCCCAGCAACTCTACATGGACGCGCAGAGCACGGCGACCGACTCGGCGTCCAACGCCATGGACTGGCTCGATCAGCAGGGCCAGAACATCGGCAGCCAGTTCAGCAACCTGGGCAGCACCGCCAGCCAGGCGGCGACGGCCGCGACCGACACCGCCAGCCAGGCGGTGCGCGGCGTGGGCGACTTCAGCAACCAGTTCCTGCCCCAGCCCAGCCAGGATCAGAGCGCCGCGGCGAGCTCTGCCGGTATGCTGCCAACCGACAACGGTCTGCCCTCTTACGCGGGTGGGGTGCCTCCAACTCCCGCTACTTCATCTGCGGCGGGGGAGGGCGGGCCGTCGTCAACCTCCCCCGTCGATCGCCTCCAGCAACTGAAGTCGGACATCGGCGACGCGGTCGGCAACGCCATCTCGCAGTACCTCGGCGGGGCCGGCCAGCAGGCCACCGCGCCGGCGCCGGGCGGCGGCTACACGGTGCCGACCAGCGCGGCCGAGGCCCAGCGGCAGCAGGCGCAGCAGGATCTGCTCAACCCCTCGCCGCAGACGGCCGGCGGGCCGGACCCGCTCGCCGCGGGTGCGCGCCAGCTAACCGACCTGGGGCCGCAGATCGGCGGTGCCGCTCAGCGCCTGGTCAGCGAGCCGACGCAGGCCACTCAGGATGCGATGGCGGCGCTCTACGCGGGCATGGCGCCCAGCCCGGAGGCCGAGCAGGCGCTGCGCCAGCGCACGCTGGAGCTCGAGCAGAACGCCCCGCTCCAGGGGGTGCCGGTGCTGGGTGGCCTGGCTCGCGAGGCCAACGTCAACATCGGCGCGATCCCCCAGGAGGCGGGCTACGTTCGCTCGATTTTTAGCAATGCCGAGGCGAATCGCCAGGCGGCGATCGAGGAGCGCAACCCGTTCCGCGACGTGACCGGCGTGGGCGGGCTGACGAACATGGCCGCGGGCATCTTCACCGACCCGATGACGGCTATCCTGGGCGGGCCGATCACCGGCGGCGCCGAAGCGCTGACCGAGCGGGCCGGCCTCAGCCAGCCGGTGCTCAAGTGGCTCGCCGAGAAGGGCCTGGAGGGCGGTGCCTGGGGCGGCGTCCAGGCAGGGGAGACACCGGACATCACGCCTCAGGCAGCGGCCCTCGACATCCTAGAGGGCGGCGTGACCAACATCGGCATCGCCGGTCTGGCGAAGGGCGCCGGTGCGCTGGTGCGGGCCGGCGCGGAGCGCGTGCCTGGTGGCCTGGGCGGGCTGAGCGAGCTCGCCGGACGGGTTGGTGGCCTTGGTGCGGAGGCCCCGGTGAGCCCGCTCGTCGGCAACGATACGCGGCCGGTGCGGCCCAGCGCCTTCGACCTGAGCGGCAATCTGGACGACGTGCCCTACTCGCCCGACTCGCTGGAGGAGGGCTACGCGCGGGTCACGCCCGAGCGCGTCGACAGTGCGCGCAACGACACCGTCGATTACCTGGCGCAGCGTCTGGCCGGCGAGGGTGCCGACCCGGCGCCGTACCGCGACCTGGCCGCGCAGACCTTCGACGCCATGACCGGCCAGCTATCGGATTCGCAGGAGACGTTCAGCGGCCTGGCGCCCGAGGCCGCGCTGCACCTGGCCGACACCGGTCGTTTCTCGAACAAGTTCAACTACCCCGGCTCCACCGAGGACTCGGCCGCGATCGACGCGCAGAACATCATCGGCCGCGACATCATCGACCAGACGCGGGCCGGCCAGTTCAACCAGAACGAGCTCCACGCGGACACCGGCGTCGGCGGCAGCCCCAACTTCTTCAACCGCATCTATGCCAACGAGACGGCCGGGCCGGCGAACGTGTCCCAGGCGCGGCCTGCCTTTCACGTCGTCTTCGAGCCGGACACGCGCCGCCTGGTGACGGGCAACCACCACTGGGGGCTGCTTCACCCGAACGAGCCGATCCATACCACCGGTACGCCCGATGGCGTGCAGGAGTGGATGTTCAACAGCGGCCGGCCGGCCGGCAGCCACGTCGAGGTTTCGCCTAGCGGCGGGCAGCGCGTGGTCGGCTACGAGAACCAGGGCATCCCGATTGGCGGTGGGCGGCGCGCGGCCAACACCAACTTCGTGGTCGACCAGAGCGGCGCGCCGGCGATGCGCGCGGCGACGCTGATGCGGAGCATGCCGAACGATCTGGTCAACGACATCCGCCAGGGGCGCATCACCGACCCGGACCAGCTTGCATCGGTCCTGCTGCGCGAGTCGCCGACGCGCATCCAGCCGGCCATGCTCGAGGCGCGGCGGCTGGCGACCGAGCGCGCCGCGGCCGCGGGCGAGGAGCCGCCCAGGCCGCTCGTCCCGGCCGACGTGAACGCCCAGCTACGCATGGCCGGCGTGCGCTCGCCGACGCGCAACGAGTCGCTCATCTACGACCCGAACCTGAACGACGTCAAGGCGCTCTACTACGTCGGCTCGCGCGACTCGCTGAACGAGCCGCTGACGAACCGCACCGGCGGCCGGCTGGACCCGCGCACCCGTCTCGAGGTGATGCAGGACGTCCGCAACCAGATCCGCGAGCAGACCGGCAAGGACGTGCCGATCCTGCACAAGGACGTCACCGAGATGGCGGAGAACCCCTCGCAGGCCGACCGCACGATCAGCACCGCGCGCACCCTGGCCGGGCCGGAGGGCACCGTCCTGTCGCCCGGCCGGCGGGGCATTGTCGATCGCTACGTGAAGGCGCTGGGCGGGCGCTATCCCGACGTCGGCCTGCTCAGCGAGACGATGGCGAAGGAAGCCACCAAGAGCCCCGGCAGCGTGCTGCTCGATCGGCTGCGGCAGAAGGACATGCTTACCGCCCGCGACGCGGCCAGCATGCTGGGCAGCAAGGATCTGCCCGATTACCTGCGCGGCGCGACGCAGTTCCTGGCCGAGCAGCGCCAGAAGCTGGGTGCGGGTGAGCTCACCCAGCGCGACGTCGCCAAGGCGTGGCTGCTCACGCTCTCGAGCATGCGCGCCAAGGCGACCGAGCTCGAGCCGCGGCCGACCACAACCGGCGGGGTGATCAGCAACTACCGCGACCGCTTTGGCGGGGCACCGCGCGAGGGTGCGATCTCGTCCATCGGCGGCGTGAAGATGGTGCGTCCCGAGGACGCCACCGCGGAATTCCTCGACTCGCCGGCCGGCCGTGCCGTGCTCGATGAGTTTCAGACCGGCCACCCGAGCGAGGAGGCGTTGAACGCGCTCGATGCGTTCCGCGCCAAGCTCGGCGCCGGCCAACCGATGATGTCCAAGCAGGCGCTTACCACCACCCGTTCCGGCCCGCCGGGCGACTTCAAGTGGACGCCGACCGACCACATCGGCAAGCTGCCCGAGGTCACGCGCCAGATCAACGAGGCGGGTCGGAACGGCGACTGGGCGGCGCTGGACAAGGCGGTGCAGCAACTGCGCGGCATCGGCCCGAACAAGACCGCCTTCGTCAAGCACCTGCTCGGCTTGGGCAATGGCGTCACCGTCGACTCGAACGAGATCAACTACTGGCTGGCCGGCGTTGGCGACCTGAAGAGCGTGACCGCCAAGGACAAGGAGCTCGCGGCGATGGCCGACACGCTCGGCCGCGCCGGCCCCTCGACGGGCGTGCCGGCGTACCTCCAGAGCGCCATTCAGGACCGCTTCGACCAGATCCGCCAGATGGGCTATGGCGCCGACATCCCGCAGGACGCCTTCAACCACGTCATGCACCACTGGTTGTGGGACACGATCAAGGGGGCCGAGACGACGCACGGCGTCATGTACGACGCCATGCGCCATGCGCTCATGCCCGACCAGCCGGCGCACCCGGTCGACCACTTCGACTGGGGTCAGGTCGCGCAGCGCGCCGGCCGCGGCGCCATTCAGGGTGGCTTTGCAGGGGGCTACAGCGCGTCTCAGCAGCCCAATGCCACGCCATGGGACGTTGCCCGCGGTGTTGGCGCCGGGGCCGTCCTGGGCGCTGGCGAGGGCCTGGGGCGGGGTTATCTGCCGGGCATGGCGCCGCGCCTGGCCGCGGCCACGGAGCGCGGCGAGTTCGATGACATCAAGGGCAAGCTCGGCGATCTCGAGGATCAGATCAGCAACTGGCGATCGAGCGGCATGCAGGCGCCGAAGGAGATCCTCGACGCCCGCAATGCGCTCGCCGCGCGGCTCGGCTCCGACCATCCGGCTCAAGCCAGTGAGGTGGCGAGCCATCTACAGAACGGAGAGCTCCGCAACGGCGAGCAGATTATCCAGCAGGCGACCGACGCCGCGAGCAGCAACCCGGCCGTGGCGCGCAACTACACCGACGCCAACGGCTTCGATCAGGGCCAGCTAGAGCAAGACATCCGCACGCTCAACGCCGCCTCGGCCGACATCGGCGCGCCGCAATGGAACGCGGACGGCTCGCCCGCGAACGAGGCCGCGCGCCGCATCCCGCTCATCGAGAGCGGCCGAGCGGGAGCACCGGAGAAGCCGGCCATGCCGCGCGGCTTCGAGGGCCGGCCGATCGAGATGTCGCCCGAGGAGCAGATCGCGCGCATGCGGCTGGACAAGTACCCGCCCGAGGTGCGCGACGCGCTGACCGAGGTCGCGCAGCGGAACAACTGGTTCAACGAGGCGCGCCGCGGCGTCATCCCGGACCCGGTGTCCGAGCGCATGGCCGGCGACTGGGCGAACAGCACCATGCTCAGCAAGCTGATCGACCAGTGGAACCCGGGCAAGGCGTACAACGCCGAGGAGATCCGCGGCCTCCGCAACGCCCAGGCGCAGCTTGGCCTCGAACAGATGTACCTCCAGCGCCAGGCGGCGCGCCTGTCCTCAATGCCGGAGGAGGAGCAGCAGGCGCTGGTGTCGCGCCTGTTCACCGTGTCGGACCACCTCGACGCGCTCACACAGATGTTCGAGGGTGGCCGCGCCGAGATGGGTCGCGGCCTGCGCGCGCTCCGCAACGACGTCCAGCCGGGCGATATGTTCTATCGTCAGCAGGACGTCCGGGCTGCCGAGCAGGCGCGCCAGGACGCCGTCCAGCGCGGCGCGACGGCAACTGCACGGGCCGATCGCGCCGCGCGTCTCAACGGCCAGGTGCGCGACATTCAGGCCGAGGCCGATCAGGTTGAGGCGAACCGCGGCCGGCGCGCCGAGCCGCTGCCGACCGAGCTCGAGCCGGGCCACATCGAGGCGCGCCCCGGCCGCGGCTACCCGCCGGCGACGCAGTCGCTCGAGTACCGCGACCGCCTGTTCAACAACATCGCCGACGCCTACGAGGAGCTCCAGCGCTTCCACGCCATGTCGCTGGATGAGCAGGACGCCGACTTCCGCCGCATCCAGGCGCTGCGCGGCCAGCGCGAGCCGCGTCAGCTTGAGGATCCCGAGGTGCTGCTCCAGCAGTTGCGGCGGGAGATCGCCCAGGAGCGGCAGATCTCCGCCAACCGCGGCGGCACCACCGACTTCCAGGCGCGCTCTGCCCAGGACCGCCAGGACGCGGCGACCGCGGCCAACCTGCGGGCAGAGGCAGACTCCGCCCGTCAGCGGCTGAATGATCTGCGCGGTCAGTGGGCGCAGGATTCGACGTCGGTGTCGCAGGCTGAGCTCGATCGCGCGCAGCTTGTGGCGACGCGGGCCGAGGACGCCGCCCGCCGCGGGCCGATGCGCGCCCCCAGCGAGGCGCAGCAGCGGCGCGCCCAGCAGCAGGGCACGCAGGCGTGGCTCGCCGCCCAGGAGAAGCAGGCGCGGCTGGACGCGCAGCGCTCCCACCGCGAGGCGACGCAGGGCTTCGACAAGACGATGGCCGCGCGCGACCTCCAGCAGCAGCAACTCGAGGAGGCGAAGGGCGTGATGGCGCTCCGCGGCATGCGTCCCGCGGACATCGAGAAGGCCGCGAACGCCTTTCAGGATCTGGTCAAGAGCGGCGCCGAGCCGGTCCACTTCGCCAAGTGGTGGCGCGCCTACCAGTCGGACCCGGTCGGCTGGGGCCAGATGCTGAACGCGCTCCACTACAACGCCATGATCTCCGGCTTCCAGACGATCGAGCGGATCTTCGCCAACGGCGCGCTGAACACGCTCTACGCCGGCGTGCGCGACAACGTGCTGACGACGCACCTGCTGACCAACCCGAGCGAGACGGGCGCCGCCATGAAGGGCGCCTGGCTGGGCTGGCTCAAGGGCATGCAGCAGGCGCAGGAGACGATGCGCCACGGCATGAACGAAGAGCGCATGACGCAGGAGATCAACGACAACCGCTGGACGCCGAACCTCGGCGAGCGCATCCGCGCCGGCCAGGTGAGCCCGCAGTTCCAGCCGGTCGCCGGCGGCGGCGGGCGTCGCACCGAGGCCGCGGCCAGGATCGCCACCGGCCTCGAGCTCCCCGGCCGCGTCCACTCGAGCATGTACGACATCACCTACCAGACGGCCTACAACATGGAGGCGTACCGCCAGGTGGCGATCGAGGCGCACCGGCTCGGGCTGAAGGGCACCGACGAGGGCAACTACATCGCCGACCAGATCAACGCCATGAGCGACGGCAAGCGCCCCGACCTGGCCTACAACGCCCGCCAGTACGCGCAAACGGTCGGCTTCCGCGGCGACATGGGGCGTATGACCGAGGGCCTGACCATGCTCGGCCGCATCCCCTACCTGGGGCGCATGATCATGCCCTTCACGCGCGTGGCGGGGAACCTGGGCGCGCGCATGATCGACTCCTCGCCGATTGGCCTGTTCGGCACCGGCTACGACTGGGCGCGCACCAAGGGCGCCTACGGCGGCACGCGCACGTTCGGCGACGTGGCGCGGCTGAACGACGAGGGCGCGGTGGCGATGGGCAAGCCGCTCCAGGGCGTGCGTCCGTTCGACCAGCGGCTCAAGGACAACCTGATCGGGAGCTCGATCTTTGGCCTTGGCCTGAGTCTGGCGATGAACGGCAACCTGAGCGGGGCCGGCCCGAACGACGCCGACGCGCGGCGCCAGCTAGAGGCCGGCGGCTGGCAGCCAAACTCGGCGCGCGTGCTCGGTAGCTGGGTGCCGTACCGCATCCTGGGCCAGTTCGCGGCGCCGCTGACACTGGCGGCGAACGCCTACGAGGCGACCCAGTACGCCAAGCCGAAGCGCGGCGAGCCGGCACCGGACGCCGGTACGATCGGCCTGGACATCGGCCGGCGGGCGCTCAACTTCTACCTGAACGAGTCGATGATGCGCGACGCGCTCTCGGTCACCAACGGGCTGAGCGACGAGCAGCGCTACGGCAACCAGCTAGCCACCACCACCGCGGCCAGCTTCATCCCCTACGGCTCGGCGCTGGCCGACATCGCCGAGTCGCCGCTGCCGGGCGTCGGCACGCAGACCGTCCGCGGTCCGTACACCGGCAACCTGCTGACCGACATCCCGTACTCGGTCGGGGCGCGCCTGCCGGGCGTGGCGAGCCAGGTGCCCGAGCGGCTGGACGTGCTCGGCAACCCGATCCCCCAGCGCGGCCTGAACATCGGCGGGCGCACGCTCCTGCCGTCCGGCTTCACGCCCGACATCGGCACCTACGCGCCGCCCAACCCGATGCTGGACGAGTTCGACAAGCAGGGCGTGATCATCCGCCCGGTGGGCAAGACGGCGACGGCCAAGAACGACCTGAGCCAGGTGGATCTGACGCCCGACGAGCAGCGCCAGATGGAGGTCGACCGCGGCCGCTACCTCCAGCAGTTCGCGCAGTCCAGCATCAGCCAGCCCGGCTACCAGAACTACTCCGACCAGGCGAAGCAGGCCGAGCTCGCCAAGGCCCTGTCCGCGGCCAACCGCCAGGCCGAGCAGGACGCCTGGGGGCGGGCCTACGCGAGCGACAAGACGCGCGCCTATTCGGCGCGCCGCGTCCCGATCTCTGTGCCGCAGGCGCAGCGCATCCCGCTGCGGACGCCAGCCGGGTAAGGAGCCACCATGCCGATCGATCCCAAGCTGATCCCGAACGATCCCACGCCGCTGACCGACCCCGACAACGACGTCAGCGGCGGTGTCGAGACGCTCCAGCGCCTCCAGCACGCGCACGGCGGTCTGATCGGTCAGGCGGCGCCGGTGCTGCCGCAGAACGCGAATGGCGACTCGATCCCGCAGAAGGATCCCTACTACCTGTACACGTTCACTGACGGCACGCAGGCGCTGGTCAACGGCACCGGCCAGGTCAACCAGCTTGACCTCCACGCCGGCTCCGCCGTCACCGGCTACACCGACATCAAGGAGAACAAGAACCCGGACGGCACCGCGGATCTGTGGGGTACGAACAAGGCGACCGGCACCTACGAGAAGGTAGCCGGCGCGCCGAACATCCCGGCCGTCACGCCGCAGGACGCGGGCTCGCACCCGGCCATCCCGACCCAGGACGGGAAGATGATGGTTTGGGATCCGACCGCGCCGAATCCCAACACCGGCGGCAAGGGCTACTACGTCGATTCGGGCGCGCCGGCGAACCCGACCGCGGCGGCGAAGGCGAACGCGGACCTCGGCGCGGTCCAGGCGGGCATCGGCAAGACGAGCGCTGACCAGGCGCTGACCGACCAGCAGATCCAAGTCCTGAAGGACAAGACGCCCGTCGAGATCGATGAGCTCAAGGCGCGCGGTGCCCTGTCCCAGGCGCAGGCCGACCAGATCTACTCGATGCTGCCGGTCAACAAGGCAGCCACCGTCGCGACGACGGCCAAGACGACGGCCGAAACCGGCCAGATCACCACCGCCACCGACATCGCCGCGCGCAAGGCGCCTGGCGAGATCCAGCTAACCCAGGCGCAGATCGATGAGGCCAAGGCGCGCGCGCTGGCCGAGGGCCGTCCGACACAGGTGACGGCCGGCACCGACTCGCCGACCGTGATGTTTGTCGACTCGAGCGGCAACGTCCAGTCGAAGCCGAATACGGCGTACCAGCCCAAGGATCCCGGGCGCGCGGTCATGGATCTGCAAGCGCAGATGACCGCCAAGGCAGCCTCTCTGTCCGACGCCGTCCGCAAGGGGTCGATGACCCAGCCGCAGATGCAGGACGAGTGGAACCGCTGGTACAGCCAGAACGTCGAGCCGATGAAGGCCGACATCGCCCAGGCGCAGCAGCAACAGCAACTCACCAACCAGATCTCGGTCGGCAACCTGGGCGTCAGCCAGCAGAACGCGGCCGCGCAGCAGCAGACCGCCGACACCGGCACGTACACCGCCCAGGTCGCCGGCCAGACCGCGGCCTCGAACATCGGCACGGCCGCGGTCAACGCGGCCATCGCGCGGCCGAGCGGCCAGCTTCAGGTTGGCCCCGGCTTCGGCGACTTCATGGGGCAGTTGACCAAGTCGATGTACGGCACGCAGCAGCCGGGCAATCTCGACTGGGGCAAAGCGCTCGAGTACCAGACGCCGGACACCAGCCAGATCTACGAGAACGCCACCGCGCAGGCGCTCAAGAACATCAGCCCGATGGCGGCACAGAAGGCGGGCGCGCCGCTGCCGACCGTTCCTGGGGGGATCGACGTGAACAGCATGCTCTCCAACAACCTCGGCAACTACACGCCGATGGCGGCTGGTGGCGGCACGGCCGCGGCCAGCAGCGGCGGTGCCGGCGGCGGGCCGGTTACCGCTGCTCTGCCGGTGACGGCGACGGCCACGCCGGTCGCGGCCTCGACGCCGGGCGCCGTCAGCCCGGTCGGGACGGCCGGCGCGCCTGGTGGCCCGTTCCAGCCGTCCGCGGCCTTGCAGGCAGCGCCGACGCTGGCGACCCAGCCGACGTTGAGCGCGCCGATGGACCCGAGCGACCCGAACTACCTGGCGTGGCTTCAGGCGCAGATGGGCAAGTACCAGCCGCAGGCGGCTTGACGGGAGTGGAGTGAGGCAGGAAGATGGCGATCGAACCGAATAACGCTCTACCGGCACCAGAACCTTCGAACGGGAGCGCACCCGCTGATGGGCGCCAACTCGCCGTCCCGGCTTCTGAGTCGGCTTCTCCCTCGGCGGAGGAGCGGCCTTCATGGTGGACACGGCTCGTCAGCCGTGGCAACCGGGAGGCAGCCCCGCCGGAGTCGGAGCCAGGCCAGGAACCAGGCACCGCGAACGGCACGTCAGCCCGGCCGGTCACCCCGGAGGAGCTCAGCCGGCAGGTACAGGCAGAGGTCGATCGACGCGAGGCCAAGCGGCAGGCAGATGCGGCCGCGGCGGAACGTCGGCGGCTGCGCGATACCGACCCCTATCGGTACGCGAAGCAGGAGCGCGACGAGGAGCAGCAGACCGCGGCGCGGGCCGACTCGGAGCAGGCGTTCAACGGCCTGTTCCGCGATATCGGCGCCCACCACGATCGCGTGTCAC